ATAAGTACACAATGCTATATATTATCTCAGCGTTGGTGACTCTGGCACAGATACAAGCTCAGTATGCGGCTTACAAAACAAGATTTGGATATTAACATTATGGACATAGGCGGCGGAATTCAAATTGGTGCTGGTATTAATATAACTACAGATAATTTTGTTCCTGTTGTTACCACAGGATTACAATTATATTTAGATGCAGGTAATGTGGCAAGTTATCCAGGTAGTGGCACGGTGTGGACAGATTTAATTAGTGGAAGAGTTTTTGATTTGTACAATGGTGGTCGTACAAGTCCAGTTAAAACTGATCCGCCAACGTATAATTCTGGTAACGGTGGCTACATACAATTCGATAATAGTAAACTGCAATGGGCTTACTCTACTAGTGCATTGCCCGACATTAATAGTTATAGTGTGGATGGCTGGTGGAATCCTGATAGCGTAAATACCAGTTCATCGGTATTTGATTTAATTTCTGATAGATTAAATTCTCGTTTTAACTATGCGTTAGGCATGGGTCGATTAACAGCCAATAAATTTCAACTTTACCATTTAAAGGCAGGTGCAGGTCCAAAAGTTGACTCCACGAATAATGCCAACACTTATTTTAATACTGGCTGGTGGCACATTTGCGGAACATTTAATAATTCTACTTCTAAAATGAATTTGTATATAAACGGTGCTTTGGCTGCTACAGAAGTAACGATAGGTGCCGGTGGAACACCGTTAAGCGGTAATGCAGGCATACATATGGCCACACGAAATGATACTACCAATCCAACCACGGTATCTAATTTCTTAAATGGTGGTGTTGCAGTGGCACGTATTTACAATGTGGCTTTATCAGCAGGACAAGTTGCACAAAATTTTACAGCAGATAGAGCAAGATTTGGATTATGACAATTACAAAAGTTTGACTTTTGCCGTTTAGTAAGTTATAATACATCAATGATTGATTCTATTCAGCAAAGTGTTTTGCAACTGCTACCTGCCCGTAAAAAAACGGGTCAGAATGGCTGGATATCATTTAACGCACCTTGCTGTGTGCATAACGGTGAAAGTGCGGACACAAGAGCACGTGGTGGTCTCAAAACGGATAACGGCAAAGTAAGTTATCATTGTTTCAATTGTCAATTCAAAGCCAGCTATCAGCCAGGTCGGCACTTGACGTACAAGTTTCGTAAGTTCTTGTCTTGGTTGGGTGCAGATGACAATACTGTACGCAGATTGGTTATTGATGCAGTACGTTTAAAAGACCTAGTAGCCCCAGAAGCAATTGCTGAACCCGAGCAAGAGATCCGGTTCGAGGCAAGGACCTTGCCAGCTGAAGCCAGAAACATTGTGGACCTGGCTTCATTTTACGCCACTGGTGACTATAATCATGTGCCGCCAGAGTTGTTGGCCACAATTGAATATGTGCATCGCAGACAGATTGACATAAACCGATACAAATTTTATTGGACTCCAGAACCTGCATACAATTTGTATCGTAGAATCGTTGTTCCGTTTTATTACAAACAACAAGTGATTGGTTATACGTCTAGAGCTGTGGTGGATTCAATTAAACCCAAATACTGGAGCAATCATCCTGCAGATTTTGTGTTTAACTTGGATGCACAAAAGTCATCATGGCAGTTTGTTGTGGTATGTGAAGGGCCATTTGATGCCATGAGCGTGGATGGTGTTGCAGTCTGTGGCGCAGAAATAAGCGACCAACAGGCAGAACTAATTGATCGTTTACAACGTGAAGTTGTTGTTGTACCTGACAGAGATCTGACAGGACGTAGATTAGTTGATCGTGCAATAGAGCTAGGATGGTCTGTGAGCTTTCCGGTATGGTTAGAAACCTGCAAAGACATCAACGAAGCCGTGGTCAAGTATGGTAAGTTGTTCGTGCTCAAATCAATAATTGACACCAGAGAAACCAACCGATTAAAGATTGAACTAAAGAAGAAAAGGAGATACGCATGACAACATTTACCTTCGTGGGGTGTTCGTTTACCACCGGAGAAGGATTGGAGTTCGAAAAAGATGATCCGGGTAATTATACAAATTTAGTTGCTGCTCATTTCAACACACAATCTAATAATCTGGCATTACGGGGAAACACTAATTATAATATTTTTATAACTGCGCTTAATCAACTATTGTATTCAACCGCAGATAAATTATTTGTACAATGGACTTCATTGAATAGATTATGGCTATATCCGGGCCCGGATACAACAATAAGCTTGTCACATACAATTGTCGACGACTATAAATATAGAGATTTATTTTTTTCAAAGAAAGATCTACAAAAAGTAACAGATATATATCATCTATTAAACCACGACTATCATAATCTTTTAGAATTAATAAATTATTCAAAAATATTAGAATCTGTTGCTAAAGAAAAAACACAATTAGTTTTTATAAATGGGTTAGTACCATGGACTAAAGAAATTAACGATATGTCCACGGTCACTGACTATTCAACAAAACTCAGCAAATACTCAAAAGAAATATTGGAATTTGACGGCAGAGATGACCAGGAATTGGACAAATTTTTCATTGAGTTAAATTATAAAATAAACCGTTTACAACACAACCAATGGGTAAACATTTTTGAATCACTAAGTGAATTACAAGTAGATGTTGGTAACGATAATCAACATCCGGGACCTAGCAGTCATAAATTATATGCAACTAACATTATTAATTATTTAAATAATCACAATGACAAAAGATTATAATCCTGAAGTACAGAAATTATTTCTAGAGATGATGATGCAAGACGCAGAAACTTATGTGCGTGTACAGAACATCTACAATCCAGAAAATTTTGATCGTAGCTTGCGTGCAGTGGCAGAGTTTATTAAACGGCACAGCGACGATCATAAAACATTACCTACCAGAGATCAGATTCGAGCCACCACTGGAGTAGAGCTACGTCCGGTACCTGACATGATTGAAGGACACTACAACTGGTTTTTAGAAGAGTTCGAAGGCTTTAGCAGACGCAATGAATTAGAGCGTGCTATTTTAAAAGCCGCAGACTTGCTGGAAAAAGGTGAATACGATCCTGTGGAGAAACTGATTAAAGATGCAGTACAGATCAGTCTAACCAAAGACATGGGCACAGATTATTTTGCTGATCCTAGAGCTAGACTGTTGGCCATCAAGAGCAACAACGGGCAGGTCAGTACAGGGTGGCCCACAATGGATGCACGACTGTTTGGCGGAATGAACAGGGGTGAGTTAAACATCTTTGCCGGCGGATCAGGATCTGGTAAAAGTTTATTCATGCAGAATATCGCTATCAATTGGTTGCAGGCCGGACTTAATGGGGTATTTTTAACATTGGAACTCAGCGAAGGGCTCACTGCCATGCGTATGGATGCCATGGTGGCAAATTGCAGCACCAAAGAAATATTCAAGGATCTAGACACACTGGAAATGAAGATACGCATGGCAGGAAAGAAGTCGGGCAAACTGCGTATCAAGTACATGCCAGCACAAAGCAATGTGAATCAAATACGTGCATACCTGAAAGAATTAGAAATACAAACTGGAATGAAGTCTGATTTTATCATGGTTGATTACTTGGACTTGGTCATGCCGGTTAGTGCCAAAGTTAGCCCCAGTGACTTGTTTGTCAAGGACAAGTATGTAAGTGAAGAATTACGTAACCTGGCCAAAGAATTCAATATCTTGATGATCACTGCAAGTCAATTGAACCGTAGTGCAGTAGAAGAAATTGAATTTGATCACAGTCATATTTCAGGCGGCATAAGTAAAATTAACACAGCAGATAATGTGTTTGGTATTTTTACCAGCCGCGCCATGAAAGAGCGAGGCCGGTACCAGATCCAATTGATGAAGACACGTAGCAGCAGCGGTGTTGGAACCAAAGTGGATCTAGAATTTAATATGGAAAGCTTGCGAATCACCGACCCCGGTGAAGATGCACAAACTGAAAACGGTGGCTTTGGTCATCAGACCAGTCGAGGCATCATGGATCAAATCAAGGGCACAAGCACTGTTTCTCCCATGATTGCAGCCAAACCGCGAGAAGGTTTCAATATTGAAAGCAAAATAGTAGGCAACGTTGACAGTGCTAAACTAAAACAAATGCTTGCTGGAATTAAGAACAAATCAGAATGACACAACCTACCAGCGAAACAATAAATTTTGAGCTACACCTTTTGTCTGAATTCTGGAATACGCCGCCGTTGGCAACCATCACACTTGATGGTTGCGAATATTTTAATGGCCCAGTTCCTGCAGGATCAACAGTTGTAAAGTTTAATCATACCTGTGACTTTGATAAATCACACAGGTTAACTTTGGACAGACAAGGCAAGACCGTTGACGAAATTCGTACTGAGCCTGATGGGACACGATCAGAACAGTACTTAACCATTGAGAAAATCAAGATAGATGGAGTAGATATAAGAAATATTATTTGGACTTACAGTGTTAACGTTCCGGAGTATCCTGAACCTTGGGCATCAATGCACATTGCAGCAGGCAATCAGTTAAACAAAGAGGTAATAGGCGAAACTAGATTTGGTCATAATGGAACGTGGCACTTGGATTTTACAAGCCCGTTTTATATTTACATAATGAGATGGATGGGAGGAGGACTACATTGATTATATATAACGGTATAGAATTAAACGAACGACTTATTCCTGTGGCAGATGCTTACATGATGAGTCTTAAACAAAACTGGTATGCACAGTCACAGAAAATAGTTGACAAAGATGCCTTTAGTAACGTAGCCAACACATGGTTTAAATCAAGCAAGCTGGTAAATCTTCATGGGTGGAACCAGTTTCCGTGTGTTGACGTGACCATGGGCAATACTCATTACATTGAATCGTTTGTGCTAAAATATGGATGGGACAATTTTCAGCTTCTGCCTGAAGATTACGGGTATTATGCCATGATGGGAAAATTTGGTACACATCCAGGCGAACTTACTCCAAACATGCCATTAATAGTATCTTTACCAAACTGGAAATATGCAGATATTCGTCCAGAATGGAACGACGTGTTAAAGGAATGCGAAGAAAAGAACATTGATATACACATTGACTTTGCTTGGTTAACCACAGCAAGGGATATTGATTTTGACGTAGGGCATCCTAACATAAAGTCATTGGCAATGAGCATGAGCAAATATAACATGCAGTGGAACAGAGTGGGATTGCGTTGGTCAAAACAACGTACCATGGATTCTATTACTATGTTTAACCATTATTACGGTGATGTCAACAGTGGAATTATATCATGCGGTGCATACATGATGAATAACTTACCAAGAGACTATGTATGGGATGTGTATGGCGCAAAATATGACAGTTTGTGCCAAGAGCATAATTTGATTAAAACTAAGATGTTACACGTGGCCAAAATCCCCGGAGATGATTATCCCAAAGGAATTGGCCATCTATTAAAGGAAGGAGAATAAAATGACATATTCAGTATATCAAACCTGGGATAAATTAAATGTCTGTGCAGTGGGCAGTGCTTACCCACCAGAATTCTATTCATTTATAAAAAATACAAATGTCAGATCAGTAATGGAAAAAATTTCCATGGAAACCGAGGAAGATTATCAGGCTTTGATTGCGTTTTTACAATCACATGATGTTGATATTGTGCGTACCAAAGTTCAGGACAATGCCTTGATAGGTGATAAACTATTATCACCACCATTATCGCCTAGAGACCATTTTGGTATGATAGGTGAAAAGTTTTATACACCGGAGCCTGCACGTAATAGAAAATGGAACTACATCCATGGTCCTTTTTATCCAAAAGATCCCCCACAAACTCAAGAGGAATTTGAGGATTTACCTAAATACATAAAAAAAGATCTTTCTGAAAGACATTTTACCAATTCGTTGTTTGATGTATACACATTTGATTACGGAGCATTAAAACCAATAGTGGATTTAGTGGCTCAACACGGAAATGAAATTTTATTAAACAAGAACATTGACTCTGCTATGTGTTGTCAAGTAGGAGTAGATTTATATTTTGGTACATGGCCTGGACAAGACAAAAATAGATTACTAGAGTGTATGCAGCAGGAGTTTCCTGACTATCGATGTCATGCTGTAGAAACAGATGGTCATCTTGATGGGGTGTTTTGTCCTGTTAAAGAAGGATTAATATTATGCAATAACAATTATGTAGATAAAATTAATTTTGCTACGTTGTTCCCTGGATGGGAAGTAGTACCAATAGGTAGACAAGTGCAACATAAAGAGTACGAATATAATCATTTAAAACAAAAAAACGCAGGTCGATGGTGGGTTCCTGGAGAAGAGTACAACGATGATTTCACAGATTTTGTAAACTCTTATATGGATTTCTGCACTGGTAACATTGAAGAAACAACAATTGGTGTGAATATATTAATGGTTGACGAAAATACATTGCTTTGTTCTGAAGAAGATGCAAAAATTTTTAAAATACTAGAACAACACAGAATAACTCCACATGTATTTTCTAATAGACACCATAATTTTTGGGACAACGGTATACATTGCATGACAACAGATCTAGATAGGACGGGACATCGCAAAGATTATTTTCCTGGTAGACGAGTACTGTGACAGATATCATTGGTAT